TTGACAAAAATAAAAAAAATAAGCACCAAAAAGCTTTAAACTTACTCTATAATAAAATGACCCAATTAACTTCTCATATAGATTTCCTGTTTAAAAATAAATATATTTTACAAGATTTTTATATTGAAAAAATGTACGTTTTTAGTGATATACAAAATAAAATGAATATATTAGAAAAAACATTAAGTGAAAAAAAGTATAATAAAAAATTTGTAGATGGATTTATAGAAGATATTCAATCCTTAATTGAAAATGTGTCTTTGAATATTGGATCAGAAAATTTATATAGTATATTATCCATTTTTCAATATGATCAATTATATTTAGATACAAAGACTAATGAATCCAAATATTTATTGAGTATTTACAATAGTTATTTTATTCCTTTATCTATCACAGTTATTAAAAATACAAAAAATTTCTTGATTGATAATGAAATTGTTAATTTAGACATACCTAATGTTATTCCTTTATCAAAAAAAAAACAATCATTCATTGAAAAAGTAGAAGGAGCAACTATTGCTCTCTATATTCATGATGAAAAAATATTATGTGTTCATGGTATTTTCCGAAAAGATTCTTTAGGATTTATTAAAAAATTTCCTCTATTTAAAATGAAAATGGAAAGTATTCAGAAAGAAATTGATTACTTAAATTTGCCAGATGATTTTAAAGAAAAATATTTAGAACAACTCAATTTGAAAGATCTCATTATTAAGAATTATTTAGAAATTGTGAATCAAATAAAATATGATTATGAAGAATATCTCAAATTTAAGTCCAAATCTCTTTCTTCTTTAGTAAAAGAATTTATAAAATTAACACCTGAGAGACAACGAAAGATGATTATTTTATTTTTAATAGGAGACGATGAATCCCAATTTACGGCTCATATTATTTATGATCTAATTATTGACCAATGTTTCTTGTATGAAAATGAAAAATTATCAGATGTATTATTTAATAGTTTACATTGGAAAATTCAAAAAGGATTTAAAATTTCACAGACTAAATTCGAAAATAATAAAAAGAAAATTGAGAATGTAGGAATGGAAGATATTCCATATGAATCAAAAATTATGTCAATGAAATCGAATGAAACCGTAAAAGGAAAAGCTCTTGAAAAATTAAAAGAAATCAATGGTTCAAAAGAAAATAGCATTAAAGCACAACAATGGCTAGATGGATTATTAAAGATTCCTTTTGGAATTTATAAAAAAGAAGATATTATATATTTTTTCGAAAATTATAAAATAAATTTAAACAAATATGTGGATATTTTTAGTATTAAAATATCTGATTACAATATTTTTTCATTAAATGAATATAATAAAAAAAATTATGAAATTATTGTAGATATTATTAATGAATATAATGCCAATGGTATTAATAGTGAACATACATGTGAAGTATTTATTAATTATTTAAAAACAATTATAAATAAATTATTACAAAGTTTATTGGATGAAATGAATAAAAATCAACACTCATCTATTAAAACACATGTATATCAAAATGAAATTTTAGATATTATGAATAGTATCAATAATATTTATCAACCAAATTTGAGTAGTTTAGGATCAAAAGTTTTAATTAATAAATTAAATTTACTACATAATCTATTTTATCATAAATATATTGGATCATCTACAGTAGAAACTAATTATGATCAAGATACTGAAATAGTAAATGATAAAGAAAAAGAAGAATCAGAATCAGAACAAGATAATGACCAATATAACGTAAGTTATAACATTAATTTTATCAATTTTATTCTTAAAAATATGGAAGAATATAATCAATTTATATTAGAATGGAATGACTTTGCTAAAAAGAAAAAAGAATATATTGAACAAATGGATGATGTTTTAGATAAATGTACCTATGGACAAACAGATGCTAAAAAACAAATGAAACGAGTCATTGGTCAATGGATGAATGGTAATATGAATGGACAATGTATTGGTCTACATGGTCCTGCAGGTGTTGGTAAAACTACGATAAGTAAAAATGGCTTGGCAAAATGCTTAGTGGATGACGAAGGAAAAAGTAGACCTTTTGCATTTCTACCACTTGGAGGAGCAACAAATGGAAGTATTTTAGAAGGACATCATTACACTTATTTAGGATCTACTTGGGGAAAAATTGTAGATATATTGATGGAAACTAAATGCATGAATCCTATTATTTATATTGATGAATTAGATAAAATTAGTAAAACAGAACATGGTCGTGAAATTATTTCTATTTTAACTCATATTACAGATCAATCACAAAATAAAGAATATTTTGATCGCTATTTTGCTTCTGTTCCTATTGATTTATCCCAAGTATTATTTATTTTCTCTTATAATAATCGTGATAGCATTGATCGTATTTTACTAGATCGTATTCAAGAAATTCATATTGATGCTTTATCATGTCAAGAAAAAATTATCATTAGTCAAAATTATGTTTTACCTAAAATTTATCAAGATATTGGTTTTAATGAACATGAAATTTTATTTCAGAATGAAGTGCTTGAAAAAATTATTAACGAATATACATATGAACCTGGAATTCGTAAATTAAATGAAATCTTATATGATGTAATTCGTGAAGTAAATTTAAATAAAATTAATGGTGATATTATTAATTATCCTTATACAATTGATGATTTTATATTAGAAGATGTGTTATCTATGAAAACAAAAATTCGTCCGAAAAAAATAAATGATGTTCCTAAAGTCGGATTAGTTAATGGTTTATATGCCACTGGAGCTGGCTTAGGAGGAATTACAATTATTCAAGCAAAGAAAACCATATCAGAAAAAAAATTTGGACTAGAAAAATTAACAGGAAGTCAAGGAGATGTAATGAAAGAAAGTATGTCTTGTGCTTTTACTGTAGCAGGAAATTTAATTAATGAAGAATATCGTAAAGAATTTCAAAAAGAAAATGAAAATTTTGGTGTTCATATTCACTGTCCTGATGGAGCTACGCCTAAAGATGGACCATCTGCCGGGCTTGCGATTACAACTTGCTTGGTTTCATTAATTACTAAAATTCCCATTCGTAATGATGTGGCAATGACTGGTGAAATTGATTTGGAAGGAAATGCCGGAGAAATTGGTGGATTATATTCTAAAATACAAGGAGCTCTCAATGCTGGTGTTAAAAAAGTATTGGTACCTCGAAATAATGTAAAAGATTTGGATGTAATTTTTCGAAAAGAGGAACAAGACAAAAAAAATATTAAGAATTCACTCAATATTCGCAAAGTAGATTCTTTTTTATTACTGGATAAAAAATGTTATATAACTGAAGAAGATCGTCGTTTTTTCCGAAATACTTTGGAAATTATCATTGTTGATTCTATTTATGATGTTTTAAAACATGCTTTGGTTGAAAATGATTTCCAATTTAATGAAAGTGTTTAATTTAAGTAATATGTTTTAATTTTATCAAATAAATAAATAAATAAACATTCAATTTGTTTATTTATATTTTTTTTTTTATTCATGAATATTATTATATGCTCAATAATAAAATTTTAATACAAGCTTTATATGATCGAAAGTTAAATGTTGTTGAACAATTATTAAAAGATAAACAAGTAGTTTCTCACTTAGATTATGCCAATGAAAAAGGAGAGACTGCTTTTTTATTAACCCTTCATTTTGATATGCCTCAATATGCCCTTAAAATTCTGCAATATTCTAATATTGGTCTTGAACAAATTGATGGATTAAAAAATAGTACTCTAATTCTAGCACTCAAAAAACAATATGAAGAAATTGGGTTAAAAATTTTACAAAAAGGTTTTAAAAATATTAATTACGTGGACGCTAATGGAGATAGTGCATTAACTTGTGCTCTTCGATATAACCAGCAATCTATTGTGAATCAATTATTTACCTATAAAAATTTAGATGTAAATATAGTTGATGAACATGGAGATAATGCTTTATTAATTGCAATTGATAATGTCCAAGAAGAAAATGCATTGAAAATACTCAATTTATATGATGCAGATATGGATTATGTACAAAAAAAACATAATTTTAATGCTTTAAATTTAGCAATATGTAAAAATTTAGAAAAAGTATCCCATACTTTAGTTGATAAAGGTGCAGATACATCTTTTGTATCCAATACAGGAGATACTGCTTTATTTTGTGCATTAAATCATGATATGTTTAGTTTAGCAAATAAAATTAGTAGAACCAAAGATCCAAATGTACAAAATGTAAATTCATTTCAAGATGTGGCTTTAGGACAAGCTATCAATACAGAAGATGAAGAAATGTGCTTAGAAATTTACAAAAAAGATCAAAAAAATGTGGAAACGGTAAATCAAGAAAATGATACGACGTTAATATTAGCATTGACACATAGTATGTATAAATTATCTTCTTTATTAATCGAAAATGGATCAGCAAATTTTATTCGCCATATTAATAATAATCAAGATAGTGCATTATTTTTATGTATTACCAATGGTTATTGGGATTTAGCAAAAATAATTATTCAAAAAAAATATTATGATGTCAATCAGAAAAATTTAGAAGAAGATTGCTTGATGCATTACTTAATGAATTATGGAGATGAAAAATTAGCACTTCAAGTATTTAACGATAATAAAGACATAATTGATGTAAATATTTTAAATGTGGAAAATAATTCATTACTAATATTGAGTATTATCAATGGAATGGAAAATTTAGCATTGGCTTATGTAGATAAATTGGAACCATTTTTATTAAATAAATTAAATTTTTATGGAGATAATGCACTAATATTAGCTATTAGCAATCAAATGTGGAAATTAACGGAAAAATTAATAACGAATAAACAAGTGGATATTAATTTTATTACAAAAAATAACGATAATGCTTTATTACTTTTGGTGAATAGTAGACAATGGAAATTAGTAGAAATATTATTAAAAAATCCCAATGTAGATAAAAATCACCGTAATCGATTAACAGCATATGAAATATTAAAAGATTGGAACATTCATTTTTTACTTCCTTATTTTTCAAATTAATTATCTCGTAATTTTATTTTTTTTTCCTTGTTTGGAATAATAATATATAGGCATAATGTTTTCCATGTATGAATATTATATATTACGAAAAAAAAAATGTAGTTATTGTCATTATTTAATTTGTAATGATTATATAGTTTGTAAATCATGTAAAAAAGTAATTTATAAACATTGTTATTTAGATACAAAAGGACATCGAGGAATAATTGGTTGTCCTAATTGTAATATTTTACAAGAAGTATAAAGAAAAGAAAAAAATAACATAATTATCTATTTAATAAATTTTAAAAATTTATTAAATAAAATATAAAAAATGAATTAATTTATTAATATATAAAAACTTAAAGATGTAATAATATTGATATATTATAGATGTCTACGAAAGAAACTAAACAAGAATTTAATTGGGAAGAGTATACTTGGGATGTCATCGATACATTTTTTAAACAAGAAACTGTTTTAATTAACCATCATTTAATTTCTTACAATTATTTTATGGATAAAGAATTACAAAATATCATTCGCGAAAAAGAATTTAATAAAATTAGAATTAATAATAAAGAAACTTTTGATGAAGAAACACAAATATTTAAAGAAGTTTATGAAATTGAATTTGGAAAAGTATATATCAGTAAACCAGTATTATATGATCAACCAAGTAAATTAATGTATCCAAATGAAGCGCGTTTGCGTAAATTAACATATGGAGCAAATATGTATTTGGATATTCATCATCGTACTATTACAGTTCAAGAAAATGGCAATGAAGTAATCACTGATCATCCTACATTAGAGAAATATCCATGCGGGCGTATGCCTATTATGGTAGGTTCAAAGTATTGTGTATTGAGTGAGCAAAATAATTTGACTAAAACTGAAATGGGGGAAGGTCTATATGATGAAGGAGGATATTTTATTGTCAAAGGAAGTGAAAAAGTCATTATATCTCAAGAAAAAATTTGTGAAAATAAAATTTGTTGTTTTCCCACGAAATTATCTCAAAGTAAATATTCCGATGAAGCTGCAATTTGGAGTGTTGTTCCCAACAATCCATCACAGCAATCAAAAGTAGTAGTTCGCATGAAAATAAAGAAAGATGGACAAACTGGAAATGTTATTCGTGTAGCTTTGAAAAGATTCAAACAAGATATTCCTTTGTTCGTTATTTTTCGTGCTTTAAATTATATTTCCGATAAATCTATTGTGGAATTAATTGTTTATAATATTTCTTCAGAAAGTAATACTGATTTAATGGATTTATTAATTGCTTCTATTGATGAAGCTAAACAAATTAATAGTCAAAAATTAGCATTGGAATATATTTCAAAATATATTATTGGATTACAAGCAGCTAAATATCGTACAAATAAATGTAAGCTTAAATTTGCTCTCGAAACATTATTAAATGATTTATTTCCTCATGTTGGCGAATCACCTATTAAGAAAGCTTACTTTTTAGGATATATGGTTAATAAAATGTTAAATACACATTTAGAAAATATTGAATATGATGATCGCGATTCTTTCTTAAATAAACGTGTGGAAACAAGTGGTGAATTGATGTCTCAATTATTCCGTTCTTATTTCGGCAAATTTGTGAAAGAATTGAAAGCAGTATGTGATAAAGATATGTTGGCAGGTCGTATGGCTGAGTTGCCTCAAAATCTAAGTAAAAAATTAAAACCAAATTCTATTGAAAATGATATTAAATTTGCCCTAAGTACGGGTAATTGGGGATTAAAAAATAATCTATCTAAAAAAAGTAAGGGTATTGCGGCTGTTTTACAACGTTTGAATAATTTAGGAACATTGTCTAATTTACGACGTATTGTCACCTCTTTGGATAAAAATGGAAAAACAGTTGATCCTCGTAAATTGCATTGTACACAATTTGGCGTGATTTGTCCTTTTGAAACTCCAGAAGGTGGTTCCATTGGCTTAGTCAAAAACATGGCATTAACTTGTCATATTACCATTCCATGTAGTCAAGATCCGATTATTTCTGCACTGGAAGAATTGGGAGTGATTGCTTTGGAAAATGTTGCGTCCAATGAAATATTTGATAGTGTCAAAGTATTTATTAATGGAGACTGGCATGGTCAATCGAAACAGCCACAAATACTGATTCCTCGATTAAAAGAACTACGTCGTCAAGGTTTATTAAATCCTTATATTTCAATAGCATGGAACATTAAATTAAATGAAATTCAAATTTATACAGATGGTGGTCGCTTAGCACGTCCCCTCTATATTATAGAAGATAATCAATATACGATTACTGATGAATTTATTAAAACAATGAAAAATGAAAAATTAAGCTGGAATGATATTTTAATTCGTCCCATTCAAAATAAAGCAACTCAGAATATCAAAGCAATGATTGAATACATTGATATTAATGAATCCAATACATGTATGATTGCGATGAGTCAAGATAACTTATTAGAAAATAAAAAGACAAATTACGCCTATTATAATTATACTCATTGTGAAATTCATCCTTCTTTGATTTTGGGAGTCTTGGCTTCGAATATTCCCTTTGCGGAACATAATCAAGCTCCAAGAAATCTTTTCCAAGGTGCGATGGGCAAGCAAGCTATGGGAATTTACAGTACCGCTTTCCGAAAACGTATGGATACTATGGCACATGTTTTACATTATCCTCAGAAACCATTAGTAAATACAGAACCAAGTAAATATTTACATAGTGCTGAATTACCAAGTGGTCAAATGCCCATTGTTGCTATTGCTTGTTATACAGGATATAATCAAGAAGATTCATTGATTTTTAATCAAAGTTCTATTGATCGTGGATTGTTCCGTTCTTCTTTTTATCGAACTTATGTAGATGAAGAAAAAAAGAATAGTGCAACATTGGAAGATGAAAAGTTCTGCAAACCACAGAAACATTATCCAAATGGACGTATCTATACGGAAAAAATGAGTTATGGTTCTTATGATAAATTAGATGAAAATGGCTTTGTAAAAACAAATTCACATGTTGATGGTAATGATATTATTGTTGGAAAAGTGACTATGTTAAAAGATAGTATTGAAGGAGAACCAAAAGCACGTGATTTAAGTACGTCATTGCGGGCAAATGAGTCCGGAATTGTGGATAAAGTGTATACAAATCAAAATGGTGAAGGATACAATTTTGTAAAGGTACGTGTAAGAAGCGATAGAATTCCGGAAATAGGGGATAAATTTGCTTGTACAAAAAAAAATACCGAGGTTTTAACGTTAAAAGGATGGAAAAAAATTATAAACTGTACCAAGGAAGATTCTGTATGTATATTAGATCCAGAAACAGATAATATTAGTTATGAACATCCACAAGAAATTCATAATTTTGATTATAACGGTAAAATGTATAAATTAAGAAGCCAATTAGTTGATTTAACTGTTACACCCAATCATCGTATGTGGATTAAAAAACGTTATGGAAAAGAAAGTAAATATAAAAAAGATTTTGAATTTCAGAATGCTGAAGATTGCTTTGGAAAAAGATTAAAATACAAGAAAACTATTCAAAATTATGAACCGAAAGATTGGATCGGGGAAACATTTACAATTCACTCTTATAAAGATAGAGATGAAATTATTGTTCAAATGAATGATTGGTTGGTATTTTTAGGTATTTGGTATGCTGAAGGATGTTGTTCAAAAGGTACTATTCATATTGCAGCTCATAAACCAAGAGTGAAAAAAGCATTAGAACCTGTTATCCAAAATATGGGTTTTAAACTAAATATACGTCCTTCAGATAAAAATGCTTGGACTATTTCAAATGTCCAACTTGCACAAGTAATGGAACCATTAAGTGTTGGAGCTCCTCATAAAAAATTACCTGAATGGGTATGGAATTTAAATAAAGAACAATCACAATTATTGCTTACTTCCATGATGCTTGGCGATGGTTATATTAATAAAAGTAATGCGCATTTATATTATACTTCTTCTGAACAATTAGCAGATGATGTATCTCGTTTATGTCTTCATGCTGGATGGTCATCGCATAAAAGATTGCATGATAATAGAAAAGCAGGTTTAGAATCTGTAATGAGTGATGGAAGAGTTATTAAATCAAATTACGATAATTATACAATAACAATAATTAAAACAAAATTAGAACCTGAAATTAATCATGGACATAAAAATTCTCAGAATGGACAAAGTGAAGAATGGGAACATTATGAAGGAAGTGTTCATTGTTTAACAGTTCGTACAGGAATATTTATGGTACGTGAAAATGGAAAACCAGTATGGACTGGTAACTCACGCCATGGTCAAAAAGGAACGATTGGTATGACATATAAACAAGAAGATATGCCTTATACAAAAGATGGGATTGTTCCAGATATTATTATGAATCCAAATGCAATTCCTAAGAGAATGACTATTGCACA